AATACCATTTACATCAGCACTTGCTTCAAGATCAATGTGTCCTGCCTTTACTTTGATTAAAGAAACAATACCGTTTTCGTGATAAGATGCCATAGCAATCTTTTGAACGTCAACTAAATCCGCAAAACCATAGTGGAATACTTTGCTGTTAGCACTTGTGTCATTTACAACAAGTTCTCCGCCATTAGTACGAATAACAACCCCGTTCGAATGGGCAAATGGTGTTGTATATCACAGAAAAAATCGCAAAATAATGGCCCAATTATAGGGCAAATATGTGGGATGAAAAACAAGCCAAAATATGACTCATACACATGTATCGTAACCTAATTTACTACTACAATCCATCATTCCCACTCCACAAAACTGCTACTAACCATCTCCCCAGCACTACTACAACGCAACAAACTAACAAAACTAAAATGCGTACGAACGGGCACTAAAAAAATAAACCCCACCAAAAAGGCAGGGTTGAAAAGTGGTTATTTAGTAGTTTTGGTTTTTAATCTTCGCTCGTGATTCTCATCATGTTATTCATACAGTTTCGCTTGTGTTCCGTCATTGAATGAGCATAAACATTGAGCGTTACATTAGGGTTTGCGTGGCCTAAGATGTCTGCTAGGGTTCTAACATCCATGCCATTTTCTAAAGCCCTAGTTGCAAAGGTGTGACGGATTGCATGGAAGTGATGTGGTTCAATTTCTAGCGCATCAAGCATCAGGGAGAATAATCTAGCATAGCGTTTACCACTAACACTTGAGCCGTCACTTTTGTAAACTACCCATTTGCTCATGTTTTGTTTCTTGCGCTCTTTTAGCTTTTCTATCATCCAATCAGGAATAGGAATTTCTCTATTTGATGTTCTGGTCTTTGGCGTGTCAATTTTAGTGTACCAGTTTCCTTCATCATCGACTGTTGTAAAGACTGTTTTATTGACACTGATGATTCCATGCTTCAAATCGATGTCTTCCCACTCAAGGGCAAGAAGCTCACCAATTCTTAATCCAGTATAGAAGTCGAGCAAAATTCCAAATAACTCAGTGTTGTTTGAGTGATCAACATAATCTTCAATCTTTAATTGCTCACCCCTTGTGAAGGCTACTACTTTTCTAAAGTTACGAGCAGGGATTGATTTGATTCTTGCACACGGGTTCTCTCGTAGCATATCGAAGTCTATGGCATACTCGAACATGAGCTTGCAAAGCGTCAGAATCATATTAACCGATGTGCCTGACAAAGGCATTCCCGTTCTATCACTCTTTGCTCGCTTCACTTGCCACATGAACTCCTGCATGTCTCGTTTGGTAATTTGCTCGATTTCAAAGTCACCAATCTTTGGATCAATGTTAATGTCGTATAGGCTTTTGTACCTTACATAGGTTTGAACCTTAATACGCTCCCTTTGTGTTCCATCCAACCATTCATAAAATAAATCTCTTACTTTCATCTGTTTATCCTCCTATTATTTGTTCTTTGGTTTGGTGTGTGCTTCATCTTTGTGTTCTCCTGTGGTTTTGTGTTCTTTGGGTTCTTTGACTTGTTTCTTGATTTCCTATTCTGCTTAGCGTTCTCATCTCACCCCTTGCATCTCTTAGCATTCCATCATATGCGGCCATTGTTCTAAACTCTGTCGAATGGCCTAAGATTAGTGCTAAAGTAAATGTGTCCATCCCTGATTGAATGGCGCGTTCAGCAAATGAGTGTCTTAGCGTGTTGAAGTTTTTTAGTTCAACTCCTATTTTGGTTAATAGGACCTCAAACCTATACCTGTAAATTTTGGTTCCAAATGGCTCTCCAGTCTTTCTCTTGCAAATCACGTAATCTGACTTGCTCCTTTCCTTCATTGTTTTTAAGTCATCAACTACAAATGTTGGGAGTGGAATAGTTCTGTTTGATGTTTTTGTTTGTGGAGTGTTAATTGTTTCTACCCATTTACCAGTTTCATCTCTTACTGTCGCAGCAGTCTTACTTACTTCAATGGTCCCGTTTTCTAAATCAACATCACTCCACTGAAGGGCAAGAACCTCACCAATTCTCATCCCTGTGTAAAGTGATAAGAGCACACCATAATTCTCGTCATTTGCTTGTCTTATGATTTCTTGTTCGATTAGTTTTTGTTCCTCAAGCGTGAAGGTAACCGTATCCTTTGTGATGAGCTTTGGTGCTTTAACCCTTGCACATGGACTCGATGAAATGTAGCCTTCCTCTTCAGCGTATCTGAATACCATCTTTAATACCGCAACAGTGCATCTGATGGTTGCAGGAGCAAGGGATGCGTTGGTTCTTTCACCGACATGTTTTTTTTGTCCTTCAACAAACTCTTCTAAATCATGCCTTGTAATTTCTGTTATTTCCTTTTGCCCGAGCGTGGCTTCAATGTAGTTTGAGATAGCGCATTTATACCTGATGACAGTCAAGTCTTTTATTTTGTCGCTGTCCCTATGCTTTTCCAGCCACTCTCTTAGTAATTCATTTAGCGTCACTTGTTTTTATCCTCCTTGTTAAATCTCGAAGTTTACCTTCGGTCGTGTCATATACAGCCATAAAAAAGTGGTAAAGTCAACTTAATCGCGGAAAATAAATGAGGTATTTTTTGATGTCGGAAAATGATGGAAAAATAGTGAAAAATGAGCATAAAAAAAGAGCCCCACCAGTCTTAAACCAGTGAGGCAAAAAGGAGATTAATAAGCTGCGTCTACAAGTGGCTTCATGGCAAGCATGGCCTTTTTCTTTGTATCGAGCAGCGAATGCGTATAAACATTTAGGGTTATGGTTGGATTAGCATGACCTAAGATTTCAGATAGAGTCTTTACATCCATCCCATTTTCAATAGCACGGGTTGCAAAGGTGTGGCGTAGCGAGTGGAAAGAAATATGACGTATGCCTAGTTCTTTTAGCATGTTGTCATATCTGTACCTGTACTGTTTGTTGTCAGGTGCTTCGCCTTTTTTATTTGTAATGATTCTATCAGTTGTGCTTTTTTCTTTTAGCTTTTTCAAGTGTTCGAGAATGTGAGCAGGAAGCGGAATCTCCCTATAAGAAGTTTTAGATTTTGGAGTATCTGTCATTTCAACCCATTCACCATCTTCATCCCTTGAGATGTAAATTGTTTTATTGACACTTAGGATTCCTTCATCAAAATCGATGTCCTTCCACTCAAGAGCTAAAAGTTCGCCTATTCTCATCCCTGTGTAGAGATCCAAAACAATCCCGAACCAATAAACATCGTTTTTACCATAGCAGTATCTTTCAATCGTTTTTTGCTCTTCAACAGTAAAGCACTTCACGCTCTTCATGAATTCCTTTTTAGACCCACGAACTCTATCTGTAGGGTTTGAAGGCAAAATATCAAAATCCACTGCATAGGCGAATATGAGCTTCAAGGTTGTAAGTGTTGCGTTGACCGTTGCAGGAGATAGTGTTTTTCCTGTTCTTGCACCTTTTGTCCTTTTTAAGTTATTGATGTATTCCTGCATGGTTCTTCTGGTAAACTCGGTTATATCCTTGTCACCGATAGTGTTATCAATGTAGTTTTGAATGCAGCATTTATATTTAATGTATGTTTGTTGCTTGATATGATCTCTTTGATAAGTTTCGATCCATTCCGAAGCAAGTTCAGATAATGTCATAATAAATATCCCTCCTTAGTTAGTTGAACTGCTTGTGGACACTGTCCTTTGTCATTATCTTTGCTTCTGTTTGGCTTTATTTTGGCTGTGTTGGGCTTATTTTCTCTTATCGGGTTTGTGTTGCACCATACCCAAATTTGCGCACGTTGGCCCGTAATTTGGCACACGTTGCAAAGGAAAAAGGAGCACATTTCTGCACTCCCATTTATCCTTCATGGTTTGCTTTTCTTATTCCGTTTTGTCACTTGATAACTGCTTTATGATCTGGTTAGTACCTGTTGCAGTAAGGCCAGATGCACCACCAACTATAATGGCAACCACTACATTAGTAGCAGGAATTATAGCTGGGATGAAGTAAAAGCAGATTAAACCAGCAATGGCTCCTAAGCCTAAGGCAATAAGCGGAATAAATCTTTTTACCTTTTCGCTGTCACTAGTCGCTTTCTTTAATACCTCGATTAGAAGATATACGGCAGTTGCGATTGCTGGCACGCTGATTATATTTAGATAATCCATCCTTCATTCCTCCTTTACAAAAATTTATTTGTTTCTAGCGTTTTGCTCGAGCAAATATTCATATAATTCCTTTCTGACTTCCTCATAATCCTCAAACGCATCCTTTAACTCGCCATTTGTTTTTCCATCACGGATTGCAATGGAGTCTGCATAGGTAAGTTTTCCAAGTGCGTTTATGGATTTTAATATGAGGATGTTTTCTTTAGCTTTGGCTTTTTCTTTTTCTTTCTCCGCTTCCTCACGTCTATTAAAATAGTTCTTTAAAAAGAAAAGCACCATTCCTGAAATGATGCCTGAGAGAACGGATATAGCAAATGATAAGTATTCCATCGTGCTTTCTCCTCCTTTATGAAACTGTATCGCTTAATATGCTAATGCTATCAAGGTAGTAGGTTTGGCTTACGCCACTTACCTCACCACTTAATATAAGTCTGAAATAACCAGTTGATGCATCAAGGGTAACTGTTGGATAGTCATCAAAAGTAATAGAGCCACCAGGTCTAACTGGTTCAACTGGCGCAGCTTTTAAATCTTGAAATCCGAACCCTTGCTGCCATGTTCTTGTTGTTGTGGTTATTTCAGTTATTGCATCAAGCATTTCTTGTGTAAAGTTGCTTGCATAGTAACCTGTAAGGTCAGTTGAAAAGTCAGCAAGCATTGTTAAATTGAAGTAATTTTCACCGAATGAAAAGTCGCTGCAACTCATGGTGTGAACGCTTTGATTTCCTGTATGAACCTTTGATGTGTCAGAATGGTCACCAGCAAGGTTATAAGCAACAACCGTCACCTCGTGTGTTTCACTTATATCCACGTAATCTGTTAGATCAATAATCCTAGCAGTGCTTCTTTGAATTTCAGTTCCATCAATTGATGTTACATAGTAATTGGCAGCATAAGGCTCTGCCCAAGATAGGATTCCTTCACTTGATAGCACAAGTTCTGGAGCACCAACTCTTGTGTAAGACACACTATTACTTTCAGGCGATAGACTCCAGCCTGACTTATATGCCTTCACGGTTATTGAGTATGTGCCTCCTGAAAGTGTGAATTGCGACAAATCAATTGATGTAGCTGATGTTGTAGTCCATTGAACGCCATCACGATAAATGTAGTAAGATGCAGCATCAGTTACTGCATTCCAAGAGACAACAGAACCAGAGATTGAAATGACTGGTGCTGCAAGCGATAAAACATAAGTAATAGGGTCACAATAATCTGAACCTATACCTGATGCACGTGCTTGAACCTTCACGTAGTAAGTCCCACCTGTTGTTATCTTGTTTCTTAAATTGTATGAAGTTGCTGATGTAGTTAGTGAATATGATGCTGTACCCGTTATAACAATTGAGTAAGTTGTAGCACCAGTTACAGCAGGCCATGAAGCAACTCCTGCACTTGTGATTGAAACAACAGGTTCATCTAGTTTTTTAGTTTCTGTTGGTACATAATATTTTGTTCCACCACCATGAGTCATGCACGCCAAATGATATGATGTTGAGTCGTTTATATAATTCCATTCAAAGAATAAAGGAGCATAATTCGATAGCAGTTTTGATGTTGCAGTAAAGTTGTATGAAGAAACACCATCTACTATTGAATACTGAGTAGGGCAACCTCTATCTGAGTATCTTCTGGTTGTTCCTGATGTTTTTGTCCCAATATACTGAGTTCCGCAGCTCCAATTTTCACCATCGACACAAACGCCATAATGCTGAGTGCCTTTGCATAAAAATAAAAGCATTCGAGTTGTAGGTGATGACGAAGATCCAACATTCAAACACTCAAAATCTGCATTGAATTTTAGAGTGATTCTACCACCGCTTGTTACAGATAATGTAGCAGAAGGTGCAAAGTTTGAAGCATCACTTGTGAATGAATCGCCTGGCTTAAGAACAATTGTTCCATCTTTTAACCTATGACTACTACTGTCGATTAAAAACGTAGTACCCCAGAAGTATGATGTACTTGATGATGAAGTAGAAATAGGAAAGATGTAAACCTTTGCTTTATCAGTTGAAACTCCGCTTTTTAAATAAATGTTATTTGCAAGCGTTCCACTCGAAATCTTACAAGTAACAAAAGATGATGATGTAGTTGAACGTGAAATATAGTAATAAAAGTAAGGTACAGGAAATCCTGTAATAGGATATTCTGGTGCATCAGGGATAGGAGCAACCGTTACTTTACTCATTAGTTTTCCACTTGTAGGAGTTATATCCTGAGCTTCACCTGAGGGTGTTACTTCCTTCTCTTCAGTTTGAATGTAAACATGATCGCTTGGACCGTTGCCACCGTTCTTTATGATTCCTCTGCTATTAACTTTTAGTTTTGGTGTTATGCTTACTGGGTAAGATGTAACATCATCTGAAATGAAACGAGAGGACACTGAAAATGAAGGTGTCACAGATGCATCGCCAATAATGCCTGCAACTTCAACTTTGTTTTTATCGACTATGATTTTACCAAGCCTTACATCATCAGCACCTGCAGTAACGGCTGATACATCCTTTTCGCCATCTTTAACTTTTTTTATTGCCTCATCAATTTGAGGTCCAGTAAATATTAGTTTTCCCATATTGTCCTCCTTAACTTTCGCCTTCTATAAAGAAGCTCTCATAGGTTCCATAGTTAAATGACATACGAACCTTACTGTAGCTGCTTGAACTTCCATCCTGGAAAAAGTAAATATCGGTAAGGTTTGCAAAAAGTGTCTGCGGTTTGTAGTATGAAATTTTAGAAACCCCAGCAACCCTTGTAAGGCCACCGCCACTCATGTATGTAGCAGAGCTCGTAGTTGATGTTCCAACATTTGTGTATCCGTGCGAGAAGTATCTATAATCTACGCAAGGGATGTAGTAGTAACCACCGATGTATAAAAGCATCGCATGATCACCATAACTTGGTGCAATATAGAAACTGGCAGTATGCTGGAACGTAACCCTTCCTTCAGATGTGAAAGAAAAAATACCAGCAGGAGAATATTCTGCCCCTGTTGATGTTACCGATTGACCAGCTGAAAGAATAATAGTTGTTGATGGCATTTGTTTTGTGTTTGGATCTACTACCTTAAAATTAGTAAGCTCACTTAAAGTAGCTCCAAGCCTAAACAGATAGACCTTTGCAGTACTTGGGGAGCCGCTATAGACATTGTTGTGTAGCACGCCACTTGAAAGAATTATCTTTTTACCTGAAGTGCTTGTGGTAAGCGTTGGTTTTTTAAAGTTAAAGGTTGGAATATACATACCATCAATAACTGGTGGCACGTCACATGCACCAACTGTAACTTTACTAAGTAACTTCCCATAAGTAGGAGTAATTGTTTGTTCTCTTTCACTTGGCGTGACTGATTTTTCTTCTGTCTTTATGTATTTTGTAATCGTCTGGCCTGTCACATCATTTTCAATGACTCCAGCTTGGTTTACTGTAACTGTAGGATTTACTGTTATGCCATAGTCACTCTCTTCACTTGATACCTCGTTTCCGCTAATAATAGCCTGTGGCTCTGTGCTTGCTTCACTAAGCGTTCCAGTTATTAAAGTGCCATTTGCATTCATTATCTTTTTGCCAAAAGCCACATCACCAGCTACAGCATTAACATTTGAAACATCGCCATAATCAGCTCTTACCTTTCTTATAGCTGCATCAAATTCACTGGCTTTATAATTTAAATTGCTCATTCTCCAAGTACCTCCGTTATAAAACTATCCATCTCGTTTGCTGTGTAGTCACTCTCATAATCAACAAGGCTTATAAGGCTCACTCTTTCCTCATCACTATCAACAACAACTGTTTCATTTGCATCATAAAGATAAGCTTCATTGATTTCACTTACGCTCTTTAGAGTCAAAGTACCAGAAAGGGCTCCACTATAATTGATTGTATGAGTGAGAATGACACCTGTAATATAGGAGTCATACATAGTTTCAAAAAACACACAATCAAGTGGTTCAAGTTCTGGGTTGCCTCTATACTTCACAGTATGCGTCAAGCGGTATTGAAGGTAGTTTGCTGCGTGGTAAATAAGCGCATATTGCATTGCAGCAGATGTTATAAGCTGGTTCTTTTCTGAATCAGTAGATCCACTTGTGTTAAGTGACACTACAGTTTCCATTGTTGAAACGCTCGTGTTTATCTTTTTACCCGTCACAGTTATATTAAATGAGCCAGTACCTGTTAATGTAAAATCAGCTGAAGCACCATAAACATTGCAGTTTGAAATGCTAGCCCCAGTTGAAACCGTTATTGTCTGGTCAGTTGATAAAGGATACTCAATATGACATTCAGTTTCTCCACTTACATCGATGACTAGCTCAGACAATGTAGTGACAGTGTCTTCAGGAACATACACATATAGGTTTGCAGAGACTTTGTATAGGGTCTCTATTTTTGATATTGTGTCCCCATTTAGTGCAATGGAATCAAGGCCAATGATAAAGTCTGTTGGTGTTTGCGTTGTTGAAAATGGTGTAATGGTTATAACCCCACTAACTGTACGAAGCGAGCAAAGACCTGCATGGGCTATTAGCTGTAGACAGTTTAGATGAGTTGATACAGGAAGAGGCGCATTTGTTGTCATTGATGAAAGTGATGAATCAATCGAATAACCCGATTGCGAAATCCCTGCATCAGTTAAAACTGCTACCGCTAAGTCATATAAGTTTGAAGATGCAAATGTACCTTTGTAGTAAGTGTTAGTTAGGTGGCAAAGGCGAGATGAAGCTTTAAATGTTGCAATGCCACCAGAAACCGTAGGACGTGCATCAAGTAAATACTTATCGGGTGCAAGCCACTCAGTTGTTCCAGGCGTTACCTCCAAACCAAACTCAACAGTAATTTCAGCATTTTCATCAAGAGAGCTCCACTTTCCTGAAGGGTTAGATGGGTTATAATCTCCTGAGTAGTCAAAGATTGAAAAAGTAAAGTTCTCCTTAGGAGCCCTACGGGAAAGTGGATCTATATCCGATTGCTTCTGAGCTGATTGGATAGTGCTATCTGTAAATGTATAAGTGGTTCCACCAGAAATAAGTGAGATACGGATATGCGAGCAAGGTCTGCACCTTTCACCCATTTTGACATTGTAATTTAGACTTGTATTCTTCATTATTCGCCTCCCATATCCGTCACAGTTATTTGGCAGTTTCTTAAAAAGCGTGGCATGCCATAAGATGGTGATGATGAATTTGAACTTGGTCTATAAGGTTCGCAAGAAGGACTCTCAACATAAAACTGTCTTGTTTGCCAGATACCGCGGTTGAAGTTAAAGTATCTGCAGTAAAAGAACATACCATTTGTTTCAAGCCAGTTATTTATCTCCCACCATTTATTGCAGTCCATTATCTCCCAAGATAGTGTTTGTTTATCCCTGCTTCTACCAATCATCTGAGCCACAAGTGAACCATCAGCTGACTCTTGAGTTTGTGCTTTTCTTGATGTTTCAAAAGTACCAGATGAAGGAAAAGGGACCTCCAAGCTTAAATCGCTTATGGTAAGTCCCCAGTACATGAATCCAGGTTTCATTTTTATGTTAATAGGCATTTTGGAATCCTCCTTCATTAACCTTCACTCCACGCTTTTCTTCATACCTTGCATTTGCTCTACCTATCTCGTCATCGCCAACAAAGATAGAGAACTCTTTTTCAAGTATTCTGCGAAGTAGTGAGTTTTGTTCGCGTAGTAATGTTATTTGCTCTGTGTCATATGAATTTGCTGTTTCAAACTCTGATTGTGTATTTTCTTTGGCTTTTATAGTATTTGGTGAAATCTGGTCATAGGCTACATTCTTAAGATGAGTCCTTGCGTCAATATCAAAATCAGTAGGGATTGCATTTTCGATATCCGACTCAACCCCCTTCATTGAATCGACAAATCCTTCTCCAAGACCTAAACCTAAGTTCTCACCAATCTCTGCAAATTTTGTTGATGGTGAGTGAATACCAAAGAAATCCTTTATACCATTCCAAAGTCCTGAACAGAAACCTGAAACTTTATCCCATAGCCAAGAAAACATACTCTTGATTCCTTCCCATAGTCCTTTTATAAGCTCAACACCTATAGTGAAAAAGTCGGAAATTCCATCCATAAATCCACGGACAAGGTTGGCTATAATCTCAGGTATTGCCTTTATTAATCCCACAATAATCTCAGGCAAATGCGTAAGGATACCTTCAACAAGTGCAATTGCGCACTGCACAAGTTCAGGTATTAGTGAAATTAAAGTAGAAATTATGTGGCTTATGATTTCTGGAATCATTGTAATTAAAGTGTTTATGATGTCAGGCAAAGCACCAACAATACCAAGTACCAGCTTGAATACCGCATCAATGATTAAAGGCAGTGCTTCAACCACCGCATCAACAACTCCTACTATAATTTCATCAATCATTGCAATTATGCTTTCAATTATAGTTGGAAGCGCAGCAACTATCGCAAGGACGATATTTAAGATTGCTTCAATGAGCTGTGGAATAAGCGATAAAACGGTTTTTATGATTTGCGGGATCATATTTGCTAGGCTTTGGAGAAGCTTTGGTATGAAGTTAAGAACTGCTGATAGAACTCTCTCAAGTACCGCAATTACTGCTGATAATAAGGCTGGAAGTCCATCAAGGATTGCATTTACCAAACTTTCGATTATATCAATAAGTGCACTTAAAATAGTATCAAGGTAGCTTTCAATGCTTCCCACAATGTTTTCAAGTGCTGATGTTATCATTTGGATGAGCGTAGGTATAAGTTCCTTAATTAAGCCTAACACCTCTGAAATGATGCCTTGAAATACAGTCATAAGCGTAGGACCAGCATTTATGATTTGCTCTTCAATGCTTATTATGATTTGTTTTACTGCTGAGATTAAAAGTGGAAGGTTTGCAAGTAATGTTTCTGCAACCGACAGTAAAAACTCAACCATTGAATCCAGTGCTTTTGGTATTGACTCAAGTAGTGCTGTGAGTACCTGACCTAAAATTTCACTTACTGTTGATAAAATGTAAGGCATGTTATTAAGAATTGTTGTACCCACATTCTTTAAAAGCGTGCCTATTAGGGTTAGGATTGTCGGAATATAAGATGAAATTACATCTAAAACCTCAGGTAAGAACCTATCGAATAACTCAGGAAGTTTTGATAAGTCGCCACCACAATCAAGGATTGCATTTGAAAACTCACCAAGCATTCTGGTTCCTTCAGATGTTAAATCTGTTAAAACAGGTAAAAGGATAGTACCCAGTGCGTTCTTTGCGGCTTTAGTTCCATTAGTGAACCTTTGCATTGCATCGTCGTATTCGCCATAGGCATTAAGCAAGTCACCTGATAAAACATAACCAGCATCTCTTGCTTCCTCTCCAAGCTGTGCAAGTCTACCAGCACCAGCTTCAATAAGTGGATTTAAGTCTTGAGCAGAACGGCCAAGAAGAGTCATTGCAAGGGAGTCACGTTCAGTTTCGTTTTCAACCATACCAAGAGCGTCAATTAACTCCCAGTAAACGTCCTCACTATTTCTAAGTGTGCCGTCAGCATTTGTTACCTCGACTCCAAGTTTGGCATAGGCTTCAGCAAAGCTGGATGATCCATCAGCTGCACTCTTCATGGACTTGATGTTTTTAGCCATAGATCCAGTTAGAGTATCAACTGAAACATCCACAAGCTCAGCTGCGTACATGTACTCTTGAAGCTTATCAGTTGCAATGCCTGTTATTTGACTTTGGGTAAGTACCTCATCAGAATATTCAGCACCTTCCTTCGTCATATTAATTAGGGTTTTACCAGCAGCTATTGCAGCAGCACTTATAGCAGCGGCCGCAGCGGCTACTGCAACACCTACCGCTTTACAAGCAGAACCTAAACCTTTAAAAGCCTCACCTGCAGTTTTGCTCTTATCTCCAGACTCCTTTACTTCATCACCATAGTTATCCGCAGCTTTACCAGCTTCTTTGAATTCCTTTTCATTTTTATTAAGTGCTTGATTGTTTTCCTGAACCTCGTGCTCCATTTTATTAAGAGCTGCTTTGGCTTCATTTAGTTGTCTTTGCCATTCAAGAGTTCTTTTATCATTTGTACCAAAAGATGTAGCTGAATTCTTTAGTGCTTTTTCAAGTAACTCAATCTTTTGTTTTTGCCCCTCTATTGATTTAGTGAGGGCTTGGTTTCTTGCAGTTAATGCTTCAACCGAATGATCCTGTGATGAGAACTGTGACTCAACTAGTTTTAATTCAGAGCCTAGAACCTTCATTTGTGAGTTAATGCTTGCAAGAGCACTCTTAAACTCTCGTTCACCATCAACACCTATCTTGATTCCTATGTTGTCTGCCATGTCATCCCTCACCTCCTTATGTTTATTAATTTAAAAGCCCCACCAAATAGATGAGGCTAAATCTTAAATTCCAAAAGGAATAACATCGTCAATTGTCTTATTAGTTTTTGGCTTTACTATCCCATTGAATTGTTTGTAAATTTCCCACTGATCGAGCAAGTGACCTAGCGGCATAAGCCATACTTCATCCTCTTTTCTACCAAGTAAAGTAACTCCATAAAAAATAAGGCGGGCAAAGATCTCATCATCGCTAGGACCATCACCTGCCCCTTTTATGCGTTTTTTGGGTTATCCTCGGAGAGTACCTCTCTTTTAGTTCCAAGATATAACGCTTCAGTGATTGCTTCCTTAAAGCCTGCAATGTCATATGGACTTGTTAAAAGTTCCACAGCCTCGCAAGTTAAAAGAGGCTCCTTTTCAGTTGCAGTTAAGTTATGGATAAGGACAGACTGATTAGCAAGAACTGTCACAAGCCAGATGATTTCATCTAAGGCAAGCTCGAAGTTCTCAGTGTTTTGAAGTTTATTTCCAAGTTTTGAAAGCCCGCCATATCTTTTAGAGATTTCTTTTGTCGCTTTTGTTGTAAGGATAAGTTCATATTCCTTACCAGCGATTGTGATTCTATTACTCATTTCCCTTTACCTCCAATTATTGCACATTGCTTTGAACAGTGTAGTCAGGCTCATAAACTGAGGTAAACCATCCAGAAATTGTAGATGCAGCAACGCCTGAATCACCATCAGTTACCTCAACTTTCCAAGGGTGTTTATTTGCACCATCGACTTTGTTTCGTCTTGTAATAGTACCTTCAATTGAAGGAGTTGAGAACTCAACAGTATCCCCTCTCGTTTTAAGGTTTGCGCCAGGGATACCAAACTTAACTCTGTAAAGCCAGAAGTATCTATATTTACCCTTAGCTGTTTTAGCTCTAAAGCCAATAGCAACAGGAGCAGGTTCGTCCTCACCAGTTGAGACAAGTACGCCTTTAGAATCGACTGTTGCTCCGATTAAGTCAGCTGCAACGGATGCACCAATATCTGCAATGTTAAGAGTTAAAGTGCCACTCTTAAATTCTTTAATTGTTGTATCAGCTCCATCATCGGCATAAAGGATAGCCTCAAGAAGTTCAATAGCAATATCCGCTTCAATTGCTTTAGCAAGAGCAGCTGGATTGCCGTATGTTTCGTTACCACTGGAATCCTCAGTGATTTTTGCATAGTAAAGTTTATCAAGACCTATAGTAGCCATTTTTTTATTTCCTCCTTAAATTTCATAATGTTTAGCCACATCAATGGCATAGTGATGATAACCTGTGTCATCTTCATGACCTATGTATCTGCGGTCGGTTATCGTTATTTCCGCATCAAGTACTGCCTTTTCGATTTTCTTTTTAACGCTTAAGTAGTTACCTTTATCAAAAAGGGATATCCTTACTTCCTCTATATCCACATTTGGTTTGTTATCAGCAAAGAGCTCATATTCATCCAAAATAGGAGTGAAGACAATATAAGTGTCTGGTGCAACACCTGAATAAACCGATGTTTCTGCAGGAATCTTCAGAGTATTTGCTATTGTTTTTAATTCTTTTAGTAAGCTCATAATCTTTCAATCTCCTCATCAAGTTTTCTTATCATGGCGTTGATGCACGCGTCCTTACTTTTCCTAAGTGCAGGTTTTATGAATGGTCTTGCTTTTTGATTGCTTTTGCCATACTCAAGGACAGTTGCAATCATAGCATTCTTTTTCCCATCACGTCTGTTTTCAGAAAAACCAATCTTCACGTTCATAACGCCTTTCTTATCTTGCCTTACTGAAGCTGTACCAAGTGCTGATATTAATTGACCTGTTGATTTGCTTCTTTGTTTAGTGTTATTCCCGATTTGTGTTTCAAGGTTATTTCTCACTTCACTTTCAACAACCTCAGCTCCAGCTTCAAGCACTTTTGCTATTATCTCATCAGTCTTATCGCCTAGAGATGATATTTTCTTTATAAAGTCCTCAGGCATATTAAATTTCATATTAGCCACTTGGCTTTACCTCCTTACAAAGAAGTTCAATATACATCCCACGGCCTTTAACATCCTCCACTGAGCTAATCTCAAATCTTTCATTGCCTTCAATCACTATCATTTCAGTTGTAATAGTAAGCCCTGGAATCTTACGGATACGGTAGAGTTCAGTAGCCTCGCTAAAAGCCGCAAAATTGGCCCAACGTTCGCTACCATGTCTTCCTTCCCTATACGCTCGAACTTTTGCTAATGTTTCAAACGTGCGCGAAACAAAGCCCTCTGTGTCGGTTGTGTTTACTTCTATTCCAATTTCAATGAAATGATCCATTCTACCAAGTCCCATAGCCTTACACCTTCCAGTTTCTATCGAGTCTTAAAAGGAGATTGACCGTATTCCACACTTGGGCGGATGCACTTGTGTTATCAGCAAAGAAGCCACCAGTGGAACCATCACGCGACTCATAAAAGTGGGATGATAACATAATGATGGCTTGCTCTGTTGTTGGAGGAATTGGGTTTGAAGTATAGAACCCTTCATCTACATGCTGGTAACTTTCAGCGTAGGAGACGGCGGCAGTAATGTAAAGGGTAAGAAGATCGTCATCTTCATCGTGTTGTAAAATCAGATTCTTTTTCACCTTTTCGAGTAATGTTTCCATTCTGCCGCCTCCTATAATTAGTTAATGTGTGTATTTATCACTTTAATAGTGATGTATGCTTCTCTATATCCAGGCTTAGCTAAAGTGATAACTCTATCGTTTTCTGCGATAATTTCTGCCTTAATATAAAGGACAAATGAACCGTCAGAACATCCGACAGATGCAGCTTCTGTAGCATCAGCTGGTGCTAAAACATAATCACCGTTATATGTGATTCCGACTATTGTTGGTAGGCCAGTTTTAATTTCAAGACCTAACCATTTATGAGTACCTTGTGCAGGGTTAGATGATGGATATGCACGAAGGGCGTCAACATCGACTTTTACCTCAATTACATCATTTTCACATTCCACACTTTCAACTTTAGAGTGGTTAAAAGTAAGGTCTGCTTCAGTTGGTGTAGGGATAAGGTTTGAGTCAATGTTGAACTCATCCTTTTCGACATAACCTGCATCCTTTAGCTTTGCTAAAAGAGAGTTGAAGTCATCTTTTAATCCTGCAACAGTATCAGCTGTTGATTCTGGGACATTAGAAGATTGAGGAAGACCCTCAATTGAGCCTCCCTCGTCAATTACAAGTTTGCCACCGATATGAGTAACGTCCCCACCTTGTTCGGTGTAGTTTTTAGTGTTGTAACTCATGGCCTATCCTCCTTATGCTTTAATCTTTAAGATTTGTACAGCTTCAGGAAGTACAAGTTTGCCATCGACTCTTTCTTTAGCAACAAAGCCTACTAAGCCGTTTCCTGCAAAGAGCTCTTTCAACTCATTGAAGGTACGTGTACCACGGTCACCGATGTTGTAGTAGCTGAAATCACCAAAGGCAATAACAGGTTTACCAGCTTCGATAGTAGGTACAAAGGCAGATGTGTAGATAGGATAGCCAAGTAATCTATCAGGTTCAGAGTTAGTAAGTGCAGGTTGCCACAAATAAACACCATTACCGTCTTTAAGTTTTCTTAAGTATGCGATAGTTGCATCATTTGTGATGAATACAGCTTTCTTTCTGTAAGGGCGTTTAAGTGCATATACAAGGTTAATAACCTCATCAGCAGTAATGCCAGTAGATGAAGCAGTTGTAACAGCAACTTCGCCACCACCAGTAGTTGCAAAAATACCAGTAGGCTTACCAGAACCATCACCGTTTAAGAATGCATTTTCTTCTGCATTTGCAATTGCCTTTGAGAATTGAGTTGTAAGATAGCCTTCAAGGTTGAATGCGCTGTCATACAAAAGTTCCTCAGTAACCTTAACAGCAACGACGAGTTTGTGTGCGTCAAGTAAGATTTGGCTGAATTTAGCATCATCAAATGTGATAGCTTCGCCTTCATCAGTCCATGCAGCTGCAGGTTTAGCACCAGCGATATTAATCTTGTGGTCACCTGAAGTATTGAATTGTGTAGCAAGTTTTCTGAAGATGTTTTCTTCAGTAAGGCCGTCAATAAGTCTTGAGTCAAGTTCCTCAGGTACAAGGTAACCACCATCTTCAGCTACGCCTTCTTGAAGGATGTCAGTAATCTTTTTGAATTTAGATCTGATAGCAGTCATCATTGCTTCTTTGTATGCTTTTGATGAACGACCAGATTTTGTTTCTTTACCTTCATCCATTGTCATAGGTTTAGATGTGATAGGTGTAGAAACTGGCTTATTAAGGTCTTTTTCCATTTCACTCATCTTAGTCATTCTTTCGATTTCCTTTGT